AGGGGGTGGTTAGTATATCTAGCCTCCCCCAATGGACGATACAGTATAACATATTTACAAAGGAAAAACCATGTGCAACATTGACGCAGATACAAAGCTATGTCATAAGTGTAAAAAGAAAGCAGTAGTAGTAGAAAATAAACAATATTATTGTGCAGATTGCATGTTAATAAAACAGGGGATATACTATGGAATGGATAAAAGGAAATTTAAACGTAAAAGATAAAACACCAGAGCAGAAACTAGCACTTGCAGTTATTCAAACTAACTTTGAAGATGCATTTGGATTGCATGATTCTTTTCTTGCTAGTTCAAACAAAGAAATAAATATGCGAGGGGCTAGAGATTGGTTTAACTCATATCAATGTGACTTTTGGTGTGACTGTGCAGGTACAACTGGAGATCATATAAGAAAACTATTCAATACATTGACTGAAAGATATAATTCTGGTATTATAACTATCAAAGAAATCAAATGGGCAATACTTAAACTAGAATTAAAACTATGAATATATTTCATTTACACAGAGACACAGAGATATGTGCAAGGTATCATTGTGATAAGCATGTAGTCAAGATGATATTAGAAACAGGTCAGATGTTATCTACTGCATATCAAAGACATTGTGGAGAAGAAGAATCATTATACAAACCTGCTTATGCAAAACACCCTATGACAATATGGGTTGGAGATTCACTTGGTAATTATCTATGGTCACTAGATTTACTTGGGCATTTATTAAATCAGTATCGTCACAGATACAACAACAAAGTACATAGCACAGGTCGTATACTTAATAATCTTTTAAAACTTACAGACAAAGTCAAAGATAAATTTCAATACAAATCATTTCTCATACCACCACTTTGTATGCCAGATGAATACAAAGAGGATAGCTACATTCAATCCTATCGTAGCTATTATATCGGTGAGAAAAAACGTTTCGCAAAGTACACATTAGTTGACACACCAGAATTTATGTTGTAATATACATAGATAATCACAAGGAGAAAATATGACAGTAATAAAAGGCGATAGCCAACACGACTTAAGAACGTTTGTGTTTGAAGATGGTTATACACTTCAGCAGAATATGTTATTAAGAGCATTAAAAATGCAAGCACAACATGGTATGCTTATGACTAATCCTAGAGTAACTGGATATACTTCATTTGCTAAGGCAGTCATAGGTAACTTCAAGCTAGGAGATAAGACACCTAAGACTTGTAAAAATCTATATAAATATTTAGTTGAGAAAGGATATTATGAAAGCATTAATAAGAAAAGTTAATCAATTATCATTGTATTACCGAACAGAGATTGTTTGGTTTATTATTGGTTTTATATTAGGAGTAATAATTATATGAGCCACAGAGTTTCAAAAGATAAAATAAAAACTTTTTTAACTTTAAGATTTAGACAACAGCCACGAATAATGTACGATGATACCTTGTCTGTAGCTATAGAAGTTATACAGGATTTTTTAAACTGCGATCCAATGGACATAGGCAAACTGCAAGGTACTACATATGATACAGTATATAACATAGAAAAGGAGATAGATGAAAATTAAAGATATAGAAGCAAAGATAGGTAAGCTATCTAATCCTAGTAAGATGCCCTCGTTTGCGTGGGGCATACCTACTAGCAAATGTATTACTGGTAGTAAGTTAGCAAAGATAGAAGGTACTATTTGTAATAAATGTTATGCAGACAAAGGTTGCTATGTATTTCCAATAGTAAAACTTGCTTATAAAAAGAGGTATGATGCCATTGAATGTGATGAGTGGATAGATTACATGATAGAATTAATCACACTAAAGTACAAAAACCTAGATAAATCAAGGCTTTTTCATCGTTGGTTTGACTCTGGAGATTTGCAATCCTATTCACATCTTATGAAAATATTTGAAGTATGCGAGGGGACACCTCATATAAAACATTGGCTAGCTACTAGAGAGTATTCAATCATAGATAAGTTAGACGAGAAAGATGTACCTAAAAATTTATGTCTGCGTGTGTCAGCAATTAAAGTTGATAGTCCACCACCTAAGTTTTGGAAGTGGACATCTGGTGTACATAAAGATAAACCTGCAGTAGGTAGAGAATGCCCTGCTTACAAACAAGATGGTGAGTGTGGTAGCTGTCGTGCATGCTGGAATCGTTCAGTTAAACAAGTAAGTTATAAGGAGCATTAATATGGCAGATAGAACTATATATTTATATGATGATATATACTACTCAAATGAATATGAATTAAACAATGGTGTTAATGTTGATTTAGTAGGCAAAAAACATATAAAAGAAATAAATTTTGATGCAAATGATATGGAAAGTTTATGTATAGCATTAAATAATTCAGATGTAAAGGAGGATGAATGAACAAGGTAGAAATAGTCTTAGAGATAAGAGAAATAATAAATGACTATCAAGATATAATACCAAAAGATATAGAGCAGGCTTTAAAAAATTTAGCTGATCAAATAGAAGGAGATGTATATGGCAAGCGATCACAGTGAATACATAGACGATTATTGTAGAGACAATTATGGTCATACAAATTGGGGGTATTTAGATACCTATACAAAAGAAGAACTAGCAAAAGCAGATCATGATATAGAAAATAATATTGTTTTCTGGCACGAAGATGAGGAGGACGAATGAGTAATTGTTATGACCACAGTATAAAAAAAGATATGATGGATAGCTATTGTTGGAATAGCAAAGAAGAAGCAAAAGCAAATGTCTTACAAAACTATAAAGAGTTAAGGCAATGGTATGAAAAAGAATGTGAAAAATATAAAAGACCACTAGGTGGAGACGAATCATTTGATCAGTGGTATTTAGAATACACTGGTGGGACATGGGAGGAAAACAATGAGTGACACAATTACCTTAGCACTTAAGTTTAGAATACTCGTTGAACAATTAGGTGGCGAGGTGACTGAGAATGCTATGTACCTAGATGGCAAGGGTAATCAATTTTCTTTTAAACTAAAAGATAAATCTTTTGCTGTTGACTTGTGGGATGAAAGTATTGTGGAGGAATTTAATACATGACATTTGTTTGGCGACATCCAAAATTTTATAAAAAATCAAAATATGACTTGACAAATGAAGTAAACTATGATAAGGGAATTAATGATGAAAAAATACAAAGTAAGACTAGCAGGACTAGGAATAGAAGCAGTAGCAATAATACCATTCGAGGAAGAGCCAACACTAGAAAAGCTACAAAATAATGTAGCTTATTATTTAAATAACAATCTAATGAAAATAGAGGCTAATGAATTTGTTAGCCAAGATAGATATGTGATAACATACGAGGAAGTACAAGTTGAATTATAAGCAACAGTTAGAAGTTATTAAAAATCTAAATTTAAAACAAGATCACAAAGAGAGAACAGACTGTCCATTCTGTCATCATAGTAATACAATGCTTATTGATACCACTGGTAACAGCATAGGTTGGTATTGTTTTCATGCTTCATGTAAAGCAAAAGGAAAGCATGAGGGACAGAAAACTATGGACTATGTCATTAATACTTTCTCAAATAAAAAGAATGATTCAGAGTTGTCAGTATTTAGCATACCAGAAAGTTTTAAGTCACCATTCTCTCATGAAAAAGCAATGAAGTATTTACGAAATAATAACTGTTGGGATTCTTTTATGATGAATAGAGCAGATATAAAATATGATGTAGCACAAGACAGAGTTGTATTTGTAGTTAAAAATAAATATACAAATGAATATGCAGGTGCAGTTGGCAGGGCATTAAACAAGGACACATATCCTAAATGGTTTATGTATGGTAATAAACATGTTCCTTTTGTTTGTGGTGAGTGTGATGATGCAGTTATTGTAGAGGATTGTGCTTCTGCATGTGCAGTATCTGGTGTACTAACTGGTATTGCTTTGATGGGTACATCACTAGCAGATACACACCTTGCACATATCATGCAGTATAAAAATATTTATGTTGCACTAGATAGAGATGCAACTACTAAATCTTTCTCTATTGCAAAAGAGTTAAGATCAAAAGGTTTTACAAATGTAAAAGTAAAAGCATTGGAAGATGATTTAAAATATTTTAAAACAGATGAGATAAGGAGTATATTTTATGACTGAAGAAATGATGAAAGAGATACTTGAAAGTTGGACTAACTGGAAGTATGATATTATAGATACAAACAAAGCAGAGTGGAATCAAAGAGATCAAAGCAAACTTGACACAATTACTGTTATATTAGAGAACGAATTAAAAGTACAAAAAGCAATCAACAGAAGATAATGAAGGGAGACACGATGGAAAAGCAGATACTAAAAAAGATGTTAGATAAATCTTTTTACGACCAG